TGTCAATGCCGTCTGATACGGTGCCAAGCGGGCCAGGGAGTTTCTTCAGTTCGCCAGAAAAGTCCTTAGCGAACTCCTTACCAGTTTTGTTCGCTTTTTCTGACTTCGTTGAGATGTCCTCAACGCTATCACCAATAGAGTTCAGGTCCTTCTGGGCCTCTTTGACACCAGTAGTGACAATCTTTATTAGTTTGGTGATTACACTCACTTACTTTCCCCTATTCTCTCGGCACGCCTTCATATATGCAGCATCCATGGCCACAAGGATATTTATGAAGTATGGCCCGATGGTGTCGTCAAACAACTCCTCGTAGGCACGATACTCCGTCAATGGGATAGGCAGTTCGCCGCCCATTCCACCAAACTTACGTGACATGTTAAGGTATGAGAAACACGACGCAAACAGATTGTTCATTGCGTCGAGTTCTTTTTCCTTATAGACGCCTGAGATTTTCTGGATGTCCCGAACTGACAACTGGCCTTCGATTTTGCGGCTACCAAGGACTTCATCAGTGATAAAGTCCTTAAGTAGTTCAGTTCTGCTTGCGAAAAAAATTAGCCTTGTCCTGGACAATCTTCATGACGTCCTCGACAAGCCACTCGTTTTCCGTCTGCGACACCACGTCACGCACGTTCTCTGGCGTAAAGGCAAGTTCCATCTGGACTTCGTCCCAACCACGGATGATTGCGACCATAACGTCCTCGACTGCCTTCTTCTGTTCCTTGAAGCCCTTCTTCTTGGCTTCCTCTGCAAGCAACATCTTCTCACGGACAAGAGTGTCCTGTGGGCCGGCGAGACGCACCTTGATGCCCGTTGGACCAAGTGTGGAATGCACCAACTCGTGGTCGATTACCTGCGCTGATAGTTCTCTGAACTTCATCTCTCTACTCCTTACTTAAATTAACGTTTTCCTACCTTCAAGGATGTCCTCAATGTCATCTTCCAACTGAGGAATGTTGATTTCGACCATGCCGTCTGGCGCTTGGTCTGACCAACCTTCCTCGAGAACGTCGATGTATGGGGCATCGTTCGAAATCTCGCCGTCACCGTCAGCTGTCTCGTTTATCCAACGAGACGCTGCATATCCCGTATCAACAGGCGTGTCATCAACAACACGCCCAAAGAACTTATCGATGGCCCGCTGAATGAGGGCGCTGATGTTCCAGAAGTCCTTATCTTTTTGAGAGGACTTCTGGACCTCGATAACAATCATTACGCACTCTCAGTGATTGTCACCGTCACGCCGCTTGAAGACAGGGCCTGCCAGTCAACCGTCACCATAATCTGACCAGAACCACCAGAGTTAGGGATTTTGGCAGAGTTGAACTTTACCTTACCGAATGCGAAGGTGAGAGTGTTCGTACCGTCCGTCAACTGGATTGACAGAGTTGTCTCGCTTTCGTTCTTGAAGATGTTGTATTCGCTGAGGTCCTTGAAGAACAGCACTGACGTGCCGCTTACAACGAACTCACCGTCTGGTGCGGCAAAGCCTGAAGCAGAACCGATACCACGTAGCATCTTTGCATTACCATTGATGGCCCAGTTCAGTGTGCTTGCGTGGGTAACAGGGCTGCCACCAATGCTAAACGTTGAACCGATGTGGGTAAATGGCTTGTAGTTGCCGATTGCAGTGAATGAACCAGCGGACGAAGAGGTCGAAATAGTCTCGCTTGCGCCGATGATGTCAAAGTTTGCAGTGACAACACCTTCGGTTGTGAGTGCGAAGTTTGCAGCCGTTACCTTGCAACCCTTGTATACGAAGTATTGTGGGGTGTCAAGACCGAGGAACGCACGTTCGAACTGGAACGAGTTTTCAGTCGTGCCGTTCGTGATTACGTGCGAAGACCAACCGCTTGAACCAAGTGCGCCGAGAAGCAGCATGTTGAGGTTCGAGTAGCACAGTTCGGTCGAAATCGTGCCGCTGATGTCATAGTTACCATGACGTGACCAGCGTTCCGTGCGGTCTGGGCTGAGAACGGCGCTATCAAGCAGTGCCTTATTCAGGGAAAGTGAGTTAGACACGAAAGGAACACCCTGCCAGGTTGGCGCTGGGCTTCCTGCGATGGAACCGAAGGAAGTCTCCTTCACCATCGTGAGTTGTTCTCTGTTGTTAGACTGGACGTTGGCCATTGTAATTTCTCCTTACGGGATGCTGTATTTATGCGAACATCTCGTAGGAAACCTCTATCGGCGTCATCTGCCAAGCAGCGCCAGTAAGGGTGTCCCCGACGTTAGCATACTCAATGTCGAGTTTGTCGGTGCCGACGGTAATAGTTTGCGTATCGAGTGCGTCAGCAATGTCCTCGACCGTTGAAAGCATGTCTGCAGTGCCAGAGACTGAAGGGTAAAACACCTCAATCGTAGCATTGCCTGTGTATTTCTTGTAGGTTCCGCCAATGGCAGCAATCTCAGTCTTGCTGTCCTCCATCTTCAGGCGTGCCCATGGCGTGCCAATCTTTGGGGTGTAGCGTTCGCCAGGAACGACTACCTTGATGTCTGAAACCGTGGCAATCTTGGCAACCACTGCTGTTCTAACTGTGTTAAGCATTGGTTACTCCCAGCGTGTAGTAGATTGTCGTCTCACCGTCGATGTTCTTGAACTCAACGGATGAGATTGCATACCTGTCCTTGCCGATGAGGAGGACGTCTGACACCTGTGGCAACTTCGAAAGGTTCGACACGTAGGCTGTCTTACCGAGGGAGATTGACATATCGCCCTGACCAGCAGCGTTTGTCATGATGACAGCGACGCACGAAGACTTACCACCTGCAGCGTGTTCGATTGCAGCGACACGACCATACTTGGTAATCAGTCGTGTTGCGACTGTCTTCATCTTCGTTGAGAACGACATTACGCACCCCTCGTCTGGGTGATGCTGTAATCGTCGGCTGTCTTCAGGAGTGGTTCCAAAATCATCCACACACGGTAAAACGTGTCCTCTTTGAAGGTGTTCTTATACGTGTATGTAGTGGAGATGTCGCCGATGCTTTCGGACTTCTGCGTTACGGCTGCCTCATCTTGGTTGTAGAGGTCCTTGCCGCCATAGATGAGTGCCGCCATCTCAATGGTGGCCTCAGACAGTTCAAGAGGAATGCCGTCGTTCTCGTCCCAGTCACGTTCATTGTCGTAACTGTCGTATGATTGGGAAATATCACGTGGCCACTGAAGGACCTGGCCGACTGGACGATAGCCGATGAACTTCTTACCGAAGCGACGGTCAATAGACTTTGACGCACGCTTGAGTAGTTTCTCAAGTTCAGTGAGGTCGCCCTCTTCTGCGTCTTCAGGAAGTTCGTTTGATGGGAGGTCAAGACCGTATTCCTCAGCATAGGCCAAGGCGTCTTCAGGCGAAACGTAGGTCTCTACGGCAAATTCGATAGCCATTTGATTGTCCTCGTGAAATCACGGTATGCAACTATTTATGCAAAATCTTCCATCGAATGAAACAATGGCCCGCTTTTGAGGGCGGGCCATCTCATCTTACGATGATTTAAGTTTCAGGCGATTAAGCCAGCGGAACAACGGTCGAAGAGACCGAACGCAGCGAGTGGATTGGCAGCGCGGCGTCAAGCGTTACGATGCTGGTCCAAGCGTCCTTACCAACTTCAACAGGAACTTCCTGGAAGGTGAAGCGGCCGCTTTCTGGTTCAACAGCGCACATACCGTCCATCTCATCGCCGACCACTGCGTACAGCGGGCTGGTGTCTGGGGATGGGGTCGTGGAGGTGCTGATGAAGTCGTTGCGAACGAAAGGAACACCGTCGTAAGCAAGGAAGTAAACGCCATTCAGTTCGATGGTTGTGATACCACCTGCGCCACGCATTGCCTTCTTGAGGACGTTCTCAACAGCAGCGTTACCCATGAGGAACGCACCCTGCTTCTTGTGCAGCTTAGCAAGGATTGCGTCGACGTTAGCGAAAACGTCAGAACCCGTGTAAGAAACTGCCTGAGAAGTTGCAGTGGTGCCAGTGTGGGTAGCGAGGGCAGAAACAAGCGCAGCCTGGAAGGCGTAGATTGCCTGCTTAGCACCTGCCTGAACAGCGAGGTCCTTCTTGACGGCTGCGCCCTGGGCGCCAGCAGCACGAAGGTCACGGTTCGGGATTGAGTGAGTGCCGACATACGACACGATTGGGAGTGCAACCTGAGTGCTTGAGATTGCAGTGCCGGCGGTGATTGTGCCGTCAGCGGCTACAGTCGTGCCAGAACCAATGTCTGCAAGGCGGTTGAACGTGTATGCTGAACCAGCAGTCGTTGCCCATGGAAGAACAATCGACAGTTCTGGTGCGACCTTCGTGTAAAGGTCAATCAGCTGAGTGTTAAGGTCTGCTGGAACATACTTGTTGTTCTCAGTGGACGTGAAGTCTACGAACTTTGCCATTTGAAATGTCTCCTTAGCGATGTAAGGCTAAGGTGTTAGGCCCTCGCCTTGAAGTAGTTAATGGACGGTTTTGTTGAACCACCACTGTTGTTATTTATGCGAACGTCACCAGGATTGCCCCTCTTTTGCTGATGGGATGGTCCCTGTGACGGCTTGACGAAGTGAGGTGCTGCCTTTAGGGTGTCCGAAAGCCAGGTCTGGAGGGTCAACGGATTGCCCTTGCTGTCCTTCGCATCATCCTTGGCAACAATCTTGCCTTCGTCGTCTACAGAGAACACATTTGCGGCCCTGTAGAACAGGTCCTCATATGCGGTCTCATACACACCTGCCTCTGCCGCTGCCTTACGAATGCCTCCACCGAGGACGTAATCAGCGATACGAGACTTGTATGTCTCATTCTGCTTTCTGATGTCTGCAGTTTCTGTATCGAATGTCTGCTGCATCGTAGCAATAGTGGCGTCGGACTTCTCCTTAGCCTTTGCTGCAATGCGCTGTTCCAAGGTATCAGGGGTTACACCGCCTTCACCAAAGATTGCTGCAAACCCAGCGTATTTGTCCTTTTCCTTCAACAGGTTAACGTTGTTGGTGCGGAACTCATCGAGACTGGTCTTGACCTTTTTGAAGTCTTCGTCACTGTGAAGGACACCTTCGACCTTGACGTATTCACCAGTTTCATTCTTTGTAAAGTATTCCATTTGTCACATCCTCCGGATGTTTGTTGTGCCACCGGCACGTTCAATGTATTTATGCGTTTTCTGTAATATCCGCTGCATTCACAAACTCTTTGTTGAGTTCGATTGTTGTGTTTACACCAGAGATTTCAGTGATTAGGGCGAGGGTCTTGTTCATCTGTGACTGCACTGCGTTCACGATGGTCGTAAGACTTGCCGTCTCAGCAGATGACCTGATTGCAAGGGCATCAGCACTCTCACCAACCGCCTTAGGTGCAACGAGACGTGAACCGGCTGCCGTGCAGCGGTCCTCAATCTTCTCAATCTCACCTGACAGCATGTTGTAGGACGAACCACTTACCTCAGTGTAGTCAAGTGTTGCATTGTCTTCAATGTTGGTGACGTTCTTAGTCGAACCAACATAAATCTTTGCCTTCGACTGGACGCCCTCGCTGTCAGTGTAGGTCTTTAGTTCACCCTTGAGTGTCAGCGTTGGCAGGGCCATGAAGTGGCCGTAGTGTGCCAAGTCGCAAGACATGCGATAGTGTTGAATGTTGAGTTCGGCCTGTGTGAACAGCGGTGGGGCAAATACTTCCCACGTGCTGTCAAACGGGTTGGCTGGAAACAGCGGGATGTAGTCGATTGGGGTGCCACGGATTAGGAACTGTGGCAGGTCCTCATACACCCAAGTGTCCTTCTTGCCCTTGCGCCACTGACGCACCTTGTATTCGTCCTTGCCAGTAGCAGGATTAAACTCGAGATAGTGTTCAGTGTAAAGGTCGATGACAATCAACTCAAAGTAGTTATCTGGGTTCTCGACCTCTTCAGTGTCATGAACAACAACACGACGGTCAGACCAGTTGATGATGTCGAAGCCGCTGTAAACTGTGACCTTCGGCTTACCATCAGCGTTGATGGACACGAGGTTGACGTTGCGACTTGTAAGAAGAATGTTCTTGTAGATGATGTTCAAGAACGCAGTGATTGACGAGAACTCGTGTATGAACTCTGAAGACTGAATAGGCGCGTTCGACGTAAGCTGTCCGATGAGTTCTGAAGTGGTCGGTGCGACAATGTTGTTAAAGCCGGCACGGTTAAGGTAGGCCTCACGTTCAAGTTCAGTCTGTTCCTCGAGTTTCTCGACGTAAGACTTCACGTTGCCGGTGAATGCAGCGTTGGTGAGTTTTGCCTTTTCAACAAGCATCTCATATTCACGGTGTGCTGTCGATGGGTTTACATTTGACTTGGCCATTTCGTTCTAATCCTCTGGGTTAGAAACCAGACATCACCACCGGTGCGGTCTGTGTGTTCTTGAGTTTAAATTCTCGTAGCATGAAGTATCCGAATGCATCCACCGGACCTGAAATCTCGATGTTGGTGTTACCCAGTCTGCGTCCCTTTTCAGGCTTGCTTGACTGGTCATAGCACTGCGTCTCGAGAGACATTGTCAGATACTTGCATGTGCTTGTATTTATGTAGCATCTTACTGTATCTGCGGCGGATAGCAGCATTCCGTTGACAGTGTTGATGCGGTCTTTCACTGAACCTGGGTAGTTTGAGTTGGTTGTGATGACCGTGAAGCCTGCATTGCGTAACTGGGCATGGTCGGTGTCAGCCGACGTAGTCGAACGGACATACTGACCTGATGCGTCAGGGTACACGAGAATACGACGGTTGCCATATGCTTCCTTGATGTCCTTGATGAGGGCTGGGGTGTTGAGTGCGCCCATCAACTCATTGACCACATAAACGACCGGCTTACCATTCTCCGTGCGAATGACACACACAACAGCAGACATACCATTGTTGTTGAAGTCGATGCCAATATGAAGGACGTCCTTGCTGAAGTCAAGCAGTGTGCGGTGATGGCGCTTACGGTCGAAGGTGTAGTAGACACGACCTTCAGCCAGGGTGAAGACGCACATTACTTCCTGCTGGAACTCAACAGCCGACATGTCAAACTTCATCTGTTCAATCTCAGACTGTTTGATTGAACCGGCCTCAGTAGTAGGGATACGAACAGAATACCAACCGGCCTTATGCGATGTTCCTGCCTGCCCCATCATGTAACGGTCATACATGTGGTTGAAGCCACGCGCCGTTCCGGTGATTACACTGCCGCCCATGTTGTCCATCAACATTGGGAACACGATTGGGATGATGCCAGGGTCCATTGACTGAAATTCGTCAAGGCGCACCTTGTCAAGTGACTGACCAAGTAGCGCTTCCCAGTTCTCAACGCCACGCAGGGACATCGTTGAACCGTTAACAAGGTCTGCGCCAAGGCGGCCTGAACCCTTGTTTAGTTTCTTCACCATGCCAGGCGGAATGAGGGGTGGCAGAATGACGTTGCCTGGTAGTTTAACACGTTCAAACAACATCTTCCACATCAGTTCTTCAGCCTGACCATGTGTGAGTGCCAGGAACCACTGGTTGGTGGTGCGGGCCTGCGCCATCAGCGCCATGTCAACGGCCTGCATTGTCGTCTTTGCTGAACGGCGGCCTGCAACGGCAACCTTGTGGCGTGATGGGTTCAAGATGAAGTCTGACTGCCACGGAAGCAGTTCAAGTCGTGGCCCAGTAGGACCTTCCTTCACGTTTGGGATGAGTTCCTCTTCAAGCGAAAGCATCTTCCCACCTCATCTTAGGATAAGCTGACACTGTGCTGTCAACGTTTAGATTGACAACGCTGATGTTGAGACGTTCAAGGTCCTTCAGCAAATGACCGTGCTGTGCACCAAAGAAGTGAAATGCCGTCTCCGGGTTGTCTACTGGCTTTTGCCCCTTACCGTCATCCGGCCACAAGTGATTGCCAACGGTTGACGGCTTGCCATCGTATCCCAGGAGATACACTGTAGTGTAGCCCAACTGAACAGCGAGGTTGATTGCTGCACACCCCGAGTTGAAGCCATGGCGCAGACACCCAGGCGTAGTTGAGATGCCACGTTCACCGTCAAATAACCACTGACGATACCAGATGTTCTCCGGTTTATCGTCTACATACTGCACTACACCACGGTGACACTCGTGCTGGCGCAGTTCAGGTTCCCAGTCACGGTGAAATTCCTTGTCGGCCCAATACACGTGGGTTGGGTTCTTGAGGTAGATGAACGCACGGTTGATGGTTATCGTCTTCTTGTCGTCAAGTAAGCTGAAGTCGAAGGTGCGAAGTGATGGGCCGCCGGCAACAATAAAGACCTCACTCATTATGCGTCTCCGTGTAGTCTGCCTCTATTGACGGCTGCTGGTACAATGGTTGCTGTGGTTGCTGCCCCTGAAAAACGATGGTTGGGGCAATGACCTGAGATGGTGTGTCAGTCTTCGCCTCATCGGTCTTGTTAATGCGGTGCAGCCTGTCGAGTTCCTGTCGCTGCGACTTCGACGTGTTGTCTGTTGCCACCATCCAAGTCAGGTCCATAAGGGCCTCAGCGGCATACGAATAGCCACGGTTGATGGTGACGTCTATTGACGGGTAGAACTCACGGATTTCGGCGAACTGTGCTACAGTGTAGCCAAGGCGATACGCCATTGCAGCCGGCTTGAATGATTTACGTGCCAGGCTGTCACAGACAGCGAGAATGTCTGCCTCAGAATGCTTACAGAATGATGGCACGACCTTTGCAGGGGCCAAAGTCTGTTCGAGTTGTTGGCTTACTCCGTCACGGACGGCAAGCCAGTAGTCAGTCTGTTCCACGGGAACTCCATACGCACCCACCGGGTGATACAGTATTTATGTATTCAGGCGCTGATACGGCACAAGTGTAGGTAGTGCGTATGTCGGGCGCACGTCTACAGGCGGTGGCTGAATGACCGTAATCCTCGGGTCGTTCTCAATGTGCCACTTCTCGTATCGATAGTTATGGCAGATACGTGGCTGATGTTCATACCAGTTCGACGATGCGAACCAGTCAAAGCCGATGATTGTGATGGTTGGGTTCATGACCAACTGGTGGTAGATTGCAATGAACCCTGTTGACAGACGCAGTTGGGTGTTGTGCTTACCTTGGTAGTCCTTGTCGAACTTCTGGGTGAACTCCTCAATATCGTAGTTGATGTTGATGTAGTTGCCGGCACCTGGCGCCCAGTCGTGCTGAGGTATCTTCTTTGCTGAACCGTAGTAAAGGAACGTGGTCTTGTGGCCCATAGCACTGTAAAACGGTGCAGGTCTGTTGATGCGGCACACGATGTCAAAATCGTCGATGAACTTCGTAAAGTCGCCAGTATGGAAACTTAGCGCATTACCTACCACTATCGTCCGCATATACCTGTTCCTCAAGGTCAAGGCGTGTAGCGTGTTCCCACTTCCACATGCCGTCATACTTACCAGTGCGAACGCAATAGCATTCACCAACCCTGATGTCCTCATATGGGAACGGGTCGTCGTTGGTGAAGAATGTAGTGGATGGACTTCCAGTGTCCAGCCACTCAAACTTCACGTAGTTGTCGGCCACCTGCACTACACGGATGGCGATGGTCTTCTTATACACGTCGTTCATTATAGCCCCTGTGCAGCCCTCTTTGCTGCTTCTTCACGTGCCTTACGGCGTTCCTTCACGTAACCCATCGCAGCATCGTGTGCTTCACGAAGTTTGATTGGGTAGTCTGGAACGGACGGGCTGACCGGCTTAAACTTCCGGTCGTAGTCTTTGGTTTCGAGTTCGTTCATATCAAATAGCATCCAGTCGGATGAGTTTGCTAAGGTGTGTCTTTATCAGCGCAACAACTTGTTCATGCTGTTTCGGTGATAGGCCTACAAACATTGGAACATCAACAAAGGTCGGGCGGGGCGATGATGGTGACGCCGACACGAATATCTCTTCATCTTTCTTTGGGGTCTTCAGCAGATTGCCAAAGTGATAGCGCAGTTTAGACACCGCACTATCGAGTTCCATGAGACGACGTTCAATCGGCCCAACGTATTCTGTGGAAAGCAACGTGTCCATATAGTTCAAGATTTTCAAAATCTCTTCATTTGTCATACATTTCTCCATACATTTCTAATCCAAGTCTTGACCTTTCTGATGACCTTCTGCCACCACTTCTCTGGGGTCTTAGGCAACATGCAATAGTAACCAAATGCGTCCATACAGTGGTCCATATCAGTTAATCTCCGTCTTCTTTACTGTTTCCTTGCGAAGGTTCTGTTCGTGCAGGTAGCAAATCTCACGGAGAAACTTGTTCTCAGCCGCCAACTGGTTGAAGTTGTCAGCATATACGCTAAGCTGACCTCCGAGGTTTACCAGTGTCTGGGCGACGGTGTCCCAGTCTTCCTGTCGGCAGATTACCCACTTCCAAAACTTACGGACTTTCATGACTTAACATTCCTCAATGTGTTGCCTGCCACAATGTGTGCGGCTGCAACACTGATGCTACCAATAATTAGCGACAGACACACGAGGTCGGTCGAGTGCATCTTGATTGGTGAGTTGAACACGATGGCCAAGAACCCTTCGAACGCACAAAGGGCAAGCAGGGCGATGCCAGACGTGGTTACTACCTGGGACAGGGCATTGATGATTTGCACGAGAACTTTCACTTTACTACTCCTCTACTAACTGTGTGTATTTATGCAAACTCAGAACTTGAACGTATCGTCGATTACCCTGTCGGCCTGCTGAAGTCGCTTGCTGAGTGAGAGGAAGTCAGGCAACGGCTTCTTCTGGTCTGCGCAGCGTTCCAACTCATTCATCAACTCGACAAAGCCGGTTGGGGTGATGGCATTCCAGCGTGGTGAGATTTCGCCGCCCTGAATGAAGCGAATGCGTTGTGGCACAAACTGGTAGTGACCTTCCTTTGCCTCTGCACCCCATGGCCCGTTCATTACCGAACGGCGTTCAGTCTCAACAACCACAGCAACAGAACAATCTGCGCCGAGTTTCTTTGTGAGACGCTTAAGCAGCAACTCCTGCGCTGTCTGCAGTTCGCCCTGTGGGAACTTTACTTCATTGATGAGATAGTAGTCTTTGTATTCGATGATGCCGTCGATGTCAGACATCGTAATCTTCGGGTTAGCGAATGCGCCACGGAAGGCGCCGAACGAAATCTGGCAGTTCTCACGCAACTCTGTAGGTGCGTTGAGGGCGTGACGGTCGTAGTCGATTTCCGCCTTGAGGTGGGTGTTGTAGCGTGGTTTGGCCATGTCAATCTCCTTACTTTCATACTATGAGGAACAATCTCCTCTTGCTGGTATTTATCTGGTTTCCACAAAAACTTGCAAAAATCAGGTGTCTTCAAGGAACGGCGATTGTTTCACCAGCGCATCAATCTCCATCAACTGTCGCAGCAGCGGTTCGACGTTCGAAAGCAGCAGGCTGTTAGGGCCGTCGCTTAGCGCTTCATCTGGCCTTGGGTGTGTCTCAACGAAAAGACCGTCAACGCCTGCTGCAACGGCGCAGCGTGCCAACACCGGAATGGCGCAGCGCTGACCACCTGACTGGTCACCAAGGGCGCCTGGCTGCTGCACGCTGTGAGTAGCGTCGAACACCACTGGCGAAAACTTCCTCATGATAGGAATGCCCTTGAAGTCTGACACGAGGTTGTTGTAACCAAACATGTAGCCACGTTCGCACACCCAGATGTCGTTGTTGCCTGTCGATTTCGCCTTTGCAACCACATTCTCCATCTCATGAGGAGACATGAACTGCCCCTTCTTGATGTTGACTGGCTTACCGTGAGAGGCGGCATTGATGATGAAGTCCGTCTGTCGGCAGAGGAAGGCAGGTGTCTGAAGCACATCGACTACCGACGCAACCTCTGCGATTGGGGTGTATTCGTGTATGTCAGTGATGACGGGGCAACCATACGTGGCCCTGACATATTCAAGGGTCTTCAGCCCCTCGTCAATGCCTTGGCCACGGTATTTGTTCAGTGAAGAACGGTTGGCCTTGTCGTAGGACGCCTTGAAGATGAACTTTACCCCAAGGCAGTGCGTGATGTCTGTCAGCGTGCCAGCAATCTCATCGATTACGTCCTTGCTTTCGATTACGCAGGGACCAGCAATGAGGAACAGCGGCTTCACTTCCACTGTCCCGTGATTACCTGGTCAGCAAGACGCTGGGCACGTGGCCCTACCTGCTTTGCCCATAGGCTGTTCAGCATGCCCTGGCTGGCAGCAATCCAGTCGCCACGTTCAAAGGCCGCAAGGGTGTTCTTGAACTGGAACAGTTTGTTGCCAAGGTTGAACGACATGTTCTGCAGGACAGCAAAGCGGACTGGGTCGGTGCACATCAACTTGGCTGTCCAAGGGCACTGTGTCAGTAGGTCAGCTGTGTGCTTGGCGATGTTAGCGATGAGGTCGTCTTCACACTTCTGTGGCGTGATGCAATGGCCCTCCCACTTTGGATTGGTTGGGTCTGGCAGCAAGCAGCCAACGCCGACTGTCCATAGTCCCATAGTGTCCTTGTAGGCCGTGAGGCGGACGCCCTCGTCACGCTTGAGTTGTTCGATGAGGTTCATTAGATATCCTGTGCGCATTCATAAGCGCAGTTGTCGCAGCAATCGCAACGTGGTATGGGGTCATTATGAACGTCTTCGTCATAAGGACATGGATGTAGTTCTTTAGTCGCATCATTTACTCCGCAGCGGCACTTCTTTGGTGCGTCCATTCTTCTTCTCCTTCTTTCCAAAGATGCGGTCCCAGTTCTCGTCAATCTTCTTTCTGTCCTCAGGACGGCGCTTGCTACCCTTACTCACAACACGCCTCCTTCTGTGCGGCGAACGATGTCGTCCGGGTCGATTGGGCTGTTGTCGTCATTGTAGTAAAGTTCATGGCAGACACAGTCAGTGATGGCCCTAAACTTGTGCCACACCATGGCCGGCACAACGTGCGCCTGTCCGGCCTCAAGCACTGTGATTATCTCTTCGCCAGTCAGTGTAGACCATTCTGTAATCTCAAGGGTGCCAGACACAACAAAGAATGAGTTGTGCTTACCATTGTGATAGTGTTCTGAACAGTAGCCACCAGCCTTAATGTTTAGTCTGTGGACTTCCTTGATTGTCAACACCACGAGTGGGTGCGTCGTGCCCCATACTTTGTCTGTCACTTCAGTTTCTCCTTGTCGAGATACTTCTGGCACTTGCGGTATGCAGTGCGGAAGCCCTCAAGGGTGGATGGTGTCCAGAAGTCCTTGAGATTGATGAGGAACAACAGCGTGTTCTGCGCCTCTTCCACCTGGTCAAGTGGGATGGTTGTCTTTGGTTTCGTCATTAAAATTCTCCTGATAGGTCGAAAAGCTGCACTGTCAACTTACCTGCAGCGTCAATGTAGATGATTTCAGCCTGCCAATCCTTGTCGATTGTCACAGACTGAATAGTGTTTCGTGGGCCATCGTAGCCGGCCCTGCCGAATAGGTCGATGAACCAATCACGTAGTTTCAGGTCCAAGTTAGCATCTCACACTTTGCGCACACGTAGACCGTCTTCTTCGTCGGGTTGTGTCTTATACATCAGTGATAACACCACAACACCGAGTGGCGCAGATGTGTTAGAATACGCGTCGCTGAAATACTTGATTGTGGCGATGCCTGGCGGTGACAGCACAACTTCTACAATGTGATTTCGGTTTCCATCATAGCCACACTCAACGAGAATGTCAATGATGCGGTCGATTGGGTCTTTCATGTTTATCCTTCCTTCTGTATTTTGTGCGGTCCCTGTGTGTTTGGGGCCGGTTGATGTTCAAGTTCTTGGCTACAGGATTACGCCTTGCCGGATTTGCGATTTTGACTTTCACGGATGCGGTCCTCTACACGCTGACGACGAACCTTCTTCTGGTGGGCACGGACAGCCTCTGTGATACCATTCGACTGGTGGTCTGAGTTGATGCCCCACTGAACGACGATGGAGGACGGGTCGTCGTTATCCTGCTTGATGAGTTCGAGGGCGTCAATCTTTGCCTTGGCGTAGATTTCTGGGTGATGGAAGCGAACCCACTGGGAAATCAGGCGGTTCATCTTACGGGTCAGACCGGCTGGGGTGGCTGCTACTGTCTTCTTGCGTCTCATACTTTACTCCTACTGTTTGCTGTTGCCCTGTTTGGGCGTTCTTGGTATTTATAGATTTCCACAGATTTTTGTAAAATCTCACCTCAATCAGACACCTCAACTCGATGTCGTGGGGCTGAGGTGGAGACTTGCCCTGCAAGTCGAACACCGAAGACACATCGACTGGTGAGGTGCGCCAGCACCGAACCACACATCACAAGACGTGGCCTGGCGGCCAGAAGACGTGCTGATGTGTTAGCCGGCAAGCCGGCTTGGCCTGGCGGCCACCACACATCACCCCGCTTCGTCATCTGAAATAGTGTTCCAAATAGAATGACTTGTCTTATTACGAACACTATTTCGCATACAACCGGTAGTAACTGGGCGGACTACTTACATACAACCGGTAGTATCTCCCAAACCAGCGAACCAGGCCTGATTTTACAAAGTTTTGTGGAAATGGTATAAATACTCTCGTTGACGGTGAAGATGCAATCGGGACTGAAATCCCACCCGGTAGGTTTAGCGGCCTACCGGGTTCCTTCCGAGGTTGCGCCACCGAAGACAAGGAGATTGTAATGAGTAATTTAGTAGTCAAGACAAGGCCCTATTCAAGGGCGAAGGTGCCTGCTATGAAGCGTGGCCCATACAAGACAAAATCTATTTCAGAGAATATGCTGCCGCTGTTCGAACAGGCTTTGACCTGGGCGCAGGGGCAGCACCAGTTCTGCGTCACGAACAAACTCTACGACCGTGACTTCCCTATGACACGCCTCTACAAGAGGTTCAACGCAACCAACCCACGCCGCAAGAAGGTCGTGGTGGATGCCATCTCAGTCTTCTTCAGTTACACCAAGCGTGGCAACGGCGAATACACCAACAAGAACGGTCAGCTGATTGCGCCACGCGCCACCCAGTGGAGGTCTCGCCCGCTGGTGTTCATCAATCAGACAATCTTCGACTTCGCCGTGAAACTCTGGCACGAGAACTCTTCGTGGGTCAGTGAGACCAACAAGGTCGTGTTCAAGAAGAAGGATGACGGCGAGGTCGAACTAACCGCAACGTTCAAGTTCGTCGGTGTTGATGCCATCCTGCTGGAAATCATCCAGAAGGGCATCGAATACGGCTTCGACATGGACGAACCTGTCAACCTTGTAAAGGAGATGTTGAAATGAAAGTTTGGATACCACCGCTTCTGGCCGCCCTGGTTATCGTCGGCTTCGTAGTCTATGAGAAGGTGCAGCCTACCCCGTATGAGTGGTGCAACAACCACGTCAGGTCGAAGTTTAACACTATGGATGAGTGGATGAAGGTGTCTACGGTGAACTCCTGCATCAGCAGGATGAAGGACGGGACGCTTGACAAGAAGGACTTTGAGTGATATTGTTAAATGGGCAACACTGCTGATATCACTGTGATATAATGTCCTTGTCTGCTGAAGTAGGAGGAAAGTATGAAGTCTCTCGAACTCGCTGGTATTCTGGCCAACACTGAAGGTCGCATCTTCACGGCTACCTTCGTCAAGAGGACGACAGGTGAAGTTCGCACCATGACCTGCCGCACCGGTGTCAAGAAGCACAAGTCTGGTGCTGGGCTGGCGTTCAACCCTATCAAGAAGAATTTGTTGCCCGTCTGGGACATTGATGCGGACGGGTATCGCTTCATCAGCGTCGATGCGCTGCTGTCTGCTGTGGTGGATGGCAAGGAATACAAGGTGGCAGCATGATGCGCACCCCACTGAATGTCTTCAGCGGCCTCGTCTTTTTGCTGGCTTCTTACGTGTATCGGGCATTTCGCTTACTTTTCGGTAAAGCCAAGCAGTGACGTTACCGACGAGGTAAGCTGCCGTCTCTTCTCCTGGTGCTTCTTCACCGACATGTCGGAAACACTGTTGCACTGCGTGGAATGCCTCATGGGCGCAGTGATTGATTAGGTCAGGGTCGTCCTTGCACAGGCAGATGAAGATGTCTGATGGACACGTGTCTGTATAGAAGGTCCAGGCGGCAGTCCATTCCTTTGGTTCCCACTTCAAGTCCAACTTAGGGTTCTCCTTGATAAGTTGGTCGAAGCCCTCTTTCCCTGGAACAAACAAACACCTCACATTGAATGGGTCCATCCCATACCAGTGCAACTTTAGGGGCTTCTTTTTCATAGCGGCTTCCTTATTGTCCAGGATGGGTAGTGGCTGAACGGCGTGCCCTTCTTCTCGAAGTCAAACACCTCAACCTCAAGGTTTCTGTCATAGGCGAACTTGTTGATGTTCTGCATCACGAGTGGCCAGCGAGGGTGATAGTCGTCACCTGCGAACAGGCCGCCAGGTGCAAGGATTGGCCACCAGTCCTCAAATGTCTTACCATCATCTTCACCAGTGTGGGCGTAGCCGTCAATGTAGATGAAGTCGGCGTAGCCGAGTGGGAACTGGTCGAGGAACTGAGAGAACGTTCCTCTTAGTATGACAGACTGTGGGAACTTTGACAGGCGTTCTTTGGCGCCAAGATACTCATTCTCATCGTGGTGGTCATCCCACTTGTCGATGGAGATGAACTCCTTGAACTTGCCTGTCTTCAGCAGCGCCTCACTGAACTCACCCCTTGCGACACCGAGTTCGATGCCAATGGAGTTGTCAGGTAGGTCAGCTGCGATTTCCCAACGGTAGGTCTTCACTTAGCCCACAGAAGTTTGGCCACCTCGAATAGGCCGACGAGGACGATGCCGGCGCCGAGGACCTTGTTCCAGATGCCGTTGAACTTCGTAATCTCGTCCCTGGATGTCTTCATCTCCGAGAGGATTGTCTCGTTGAACTTCGTCTGCGCCTCCAGCGTGTGCTGGATGATGGCGATGTTCGTCGTCTGCGTGTTGAGAACACCCTGTAGTTCCTTGAAGTTGTGTGCATCGTCGGCGACGTGCCTCAACAGGGTGTCATTGATTGTGTCAAGTCTGTCACTCATTTCGTTGCGCCCTTAATCTTTTCTGCCGTGCGAAGACCACCAAGACCAAGCATGCCAAGCATAACTGGGAGAACTTCACCAATGTCGAGGCGTGGTGGCGGTGGAATGTTGAAGTAGCCGGAAAGCCAGGCAAGCAATGGGACGCCGATGTAGTTGCAGACGAAGATTGCGCCACACGCCCAACCGATGAACGGGCGCCAGCCCGATACAAATAGGTTAGTAGATGCGGCCTCTACCTTGTTAATCTCCTGCTGGCCCTTAGCGAGGTCTGTTTCAGCAGTTAGTTGCGCAAGTTCTCCAGTCTGCTGGAGTTCAAGCAACTTCAACTGCGCTTCAGCCTTTGCGGCCTTGTCAGGGATTAGCCTGTCAATCAACTTCGTGCCGAAGTTCAAAAAATCAAGGATTGCCATGGTATTTCTCTAATATGATGGGACTATGGTGGTATTTATGAGGAAAGTGTGCCACTCTTCTCTTTTGGTGGGGTGAGTGTGCCAGCGACCTCGATGTCGTTAGACATCGTGCCAGCGACCTCAACTGCAGCAATGAGTTGTCCAGGAACACGTGCCTCAAGGCGGTATGAGTAGGTCTTCGTGACCTCGACGAGGCGTGCAGTGTGGTCACCATCGAGTTGCCACTGCTTGTATGTGGCGGTGACAGTGAAACCGACTGGAAGGTTTGTAGTGAGAGTTGGGTCAAGCAACTCCTGAACCTGCGACAGCACAGCAACACGGACTGCCTCATCAAGGCTTGGCGCAAACTCTTCCTGCGTCATGTTCAGCGTATCGATATCGACCGACACGTTGAGTTTGACGTTGTTCAGCGTCTCAAGGAATGACAGCGTGTCAGCATTTGCAGCCGTATTCGCCTTAGGCGTAAGGAACGACTGCAGTTCGCTGAGAGTTGGGACGTATGCGCTGATGCCGACGATTAGCGATGGGTCAAGCAACGACTGAACAATAGTTGCGACACCGACCTTAACATCAACGTTCAACTTAGGTCCGAACAGCGTTTGTGTGAAGTTCTTGGTGCCTGGCTTGACGTTCGTTGGGACAAGTGGTGCGTTCAGCGTCATCGTCTCATCAAGGTGTCCTGGCTTCGTGGTGAAGTTGGCCTTAGGCGTCTGAAGTGTCTGTGTCTCTGACAGGCTGCCAAGCGCAACTGCGCTGTTTGCATTAGGTGCAAATGTAGTCTGAACGTAATCAACGTGGCCAGGTGTAACTGATGTCTTCAGGTATGGAACGTATGGTGTCTCAGTGAATGAGAACGTAGGCACGTCTGCGATGATGAAGACGCCTGCAAGTGGTTCATACAGCGCCTGGATGAACTCATACACACCAACAGATACTGCTGAGTTAGCATTTGGTGCAATAACAGTCTGTGTCAGGGTCAGCGTTGGTGAACCACTTACCAAGTTAGCAGTTGGCACCAACAACGTCATTACTTCAGACTTAACACCTGGTGCTACAGCGGTGTTCAGCAGCGGCACATAGCGGGTCTGTGTTTGTGTAAGTTTCGGCGGCTTGATTGAGAAGTTTGCTTTAGGTGTCTGCAGCGCCATCGTTTCAGACTTAACACCTGGTATAACGCTTGCATTCGCTTTAGGTACACGAGGTGTCTGCGTCTCAGTAAGCTTAGGTGAGGCAGCATCATTAGTTGTATACCAGATGCGCAGGCTGACATGGTCAATCGACCATGTTCCGCCTGCCGTGGCGGCACCAGCCCAGCCGACATACGTGTTACTGTCGAAATCCGAATAACGAAGATTTCTGTCCTTTACGTCGTTGTTATCAGTGTCGCAGCCGCCCCAAGTATCGGCCGGTCCACCGTAAATGTATGTGCGTTCTGTAGATGTGAACGATGAACCGAATGTGCCATACTGCGTTACAGCGTCAGTTGATGATTTTGATTGAACGGTGCGTGGATTGCTAAACGATGCACCGCCGACGTGAACGAAGGCATAGTCATATGAGAAGGTGCCAGACGTGATTGCGCCTTCCACCCTTACTTCAATGCCGGTGATTAGTGCCGTTGATGGAATGCTTAGCCCGCTGAAGCCACCAACGTAGAAGTAACCAGTTTCAGCGGTGCCCGAAGTAGTGCACGTCGCGCGGCTGTTATCACTTGCATAAAGATTACCGAGGCCAGTCCAACCAGAACCTGCCGAGTTTGCTGTTGCTGTTAGCCACCCGGTTGTCTGCGCAGCATTATTTGGGTCTGGTGCAAGCGCAAGGGTGATGAAGGCTGCTGTAGTTGACGCTGCAGACGTTACCGAACACGTTCCAGATGAACCCTGACTTTCAAGGTTTCCAGACGCAATAGCGATACCACCGCCTTGGTTTGCGGTTACGGTCTCGTCGGCGTGTTCAGTGATAGAAAGTAGATTTGAGTTGGCCCACGCAGATGTGTTTGCTGTGCTGGCGGCATCACGGTCCATGCCAATACACATCACAATCTTACAGTTGTCGATTGTCGTTGTTACTGCAGGGCAAGTCCACGACGTTGATGCAGATGACTGAACACTACCTGCGTTCACGTGAATGGGTGTAGTCTGGTCACACCCACGCCACAAAGTTTTGATTGCTGTAGTATGGTCGCCAGAGTCCGCTACTGAGGTGGTGCTATCTGCACCAGATGCTAACTTCCAGAAAACAGCAAGTCGCACACCACCTGCTGCTGCGGCAGTGCCAGTTGACTGTGGGGAATTTGATACTTGTGTCCAGCCACCGGATGGTGTTGCAATAGACTGGTTTGCGCTTTCAATGCACAGCAGAATGATGTCGCCGGCTTGGCACAGGGTCAAGGCCGCTACGGTTAGGGCACCAGTGCCCGATGCCATTGCTGTCTTTTCTACAAAATACGGCTGTGCCAACATAACGCTACTTCCTCTTCATCACACGAATAGGGTCGGGAGACATCACTGCCCCCGACCAAATCTGGTGCGGCAAGTCAGTTAGACTTATGCCCAGGTGACGATGCCGGAAGCGTTGAACGAGACAGTGAAGTCGCCGTCCACGTTGCCCTTGTCGGCGCCGAAGTCGATGTAGCAGATAAGCGTGCTGGTTGCTGCTGTGCCCGTCGACTTGTAGATGACGGCGTAGCGTGCGTTCGAGAAGCCGGAACCCGACTGACTGAAGACGTAGTCTGCAGCATCAAACGTTACAGTGCCGCCGCTTTCACTGAGGGTCGGTGAGGAAAGCGTTACACCACCAGATGAATAGTTGGTGCCAGATACCTCGTTAGATACCGAGTTGAAGGCAGCATGACCAGATGCCGACGGCGTGTATGAAGACGTGCACAGTGCCATCTTGATAGTGTCAGTGTCGAAGTCGACCACGCGCGCAGCGTTTGAAGTTGAGGAACCAGTGGTATCGGAACCGCCGTTCATCTGCGTCTTGAGGAACATGTTGTACTTGTTGATTGAAACGGCCATTGCGATACTCCTTTAGAGTTTGTAGTAATGAAGAAGGCCCGAACTATTTATCTGGTTACTTCACGGTTAAGTGTGAAAGTGCCATAGAACGGCTTTTGTGTTCCGTAGGTAGTCGTGACAACCTCGATGTCATAGACACCTTCGAAACTGTCAGGGTTTGCACTGTCAAACTTGATTGAGGAGGTATCACCTGGTTCAAGGTGCAGCTTAAATTTACCCGCTGCAGCATCAACGATGACAATCTTATTGTTTGCGATGGTTCCGTTGATTACCCAGTCAGAGGCGCCGTAGGACTTACGCACCTGGAAGCGAATGATGGCATCCATGAGGTCGATGGCCGCTTCTGTGCTGCTGTCCGTCAGGGTGTAGACAATGTCTGCGGTGTTGCCCTGGTGCATTGTGATTGGGTCTTCAAGACCAAGAAGTGATGTAGACATTGTTCTTTTCCTCTAATCCTGTAGTATTTATGACGAACGCCAGCCTGTGGATTATTCCGGGATGAAGCGCACGTATGACACGAACATGTATCTGTCTGTGCCAGGGGTTGCCACACCACCGAAGTTGGCATTGTTGGTGCCCCAGTGGTTGATGAAGATTGGTGCTGCTGCGGTTGGCTTTACAGTTGTGTGGCTTGCCACCTGCACGCCGTTCACATAGAACGTAGTCCCTGCAGCAGACCATACGAACTTGTAGTGGCTAAAGCCCGTGTAAAGACCAGGAATGGTGTAATACGAACCCTGACTTTTGTTGGTTACCAACTCAAGTGAGAACGAAAACCAACCTGTTGCCGTACCTGAATATGTGCTTGTTGTAGTGCTTGACAACGTATCACCGGTCGTTGCACCATTGGTGTCGAATATTGCAATCTCGTTTGAGTTGGTTGCGTCGTTTGCACGAAGGGTGTAGCCAGAAGTCAGGCCGGCTTCGACGTTGGTGTTTGTTGCCTTGATACCAACACCACGAATTACCCAAGGGCGCTGCCATTCTTCTGCTTCTGTCTCAGAATATGTGAGTGCTGGATATGTGATGGTCTGTGGCGAAGATGAACCACCCTGGATTACACAGGCGCCGATTGGTCCCTGCAGAGAAGCACCATAGTAGCATAGCACTGCCACCTTGCCAGCGTTCGTCCACGTGCCACTTGTTTCAGAAGACGACGCAGCAATCTTGTAGGCGATGACCATTGCACGGTTCTGTCCGCTTGTACCAGCCGCAGACGTGACGGTTGTCCAGCCGGCTGGAACCGTTGGAACTGTGTTCGATGTGTTGTTGAAGGCGATTGCAATGAGGGTGTCTTCTGCCTGGTGCGTTGGCATTGTAACAGAGGTGGTTCCCTCAGCATGGCCACGGAAGTAGATACCATCCCACTTCCAGTTCGTCATCTCGATATTGTCCTTGCGTGCATCAAGGCCCTCCAACTCGAAGTCGATTTCTGTTTCTGAGTTCGTCTTGTAGTTGAAGAAGGCGCTGATTGTGCCTGACACGTTGTTGCCGGCGACAGTAGGGTCGCCACTGTCAGACGACATTCTACCTACGAACTCGTATGTGCCGTAGCTGTAACTTGCAAGTGTGTGGATTTCAGAACCGACAGAGGCATACACACCTCCACCGAGGTCTGACTGAGACAGCTTAAGGCGCAACATACCGTAAGACATATCAACGTTTGCTGACGACATGCTTGCTTCATTAGTCGGGCTATCACCGACAGTGCCAGTCCCAGTTGAAATGGACCAAATCGCAGGGTCGAGGTAGCCCTTGTCAAAGCGTTCTTCGAATGAACCTGGTGGCAGTGGGCGTTGCGGATTACGGCGTGCCATTTTGCACCTGTGGAAGTGCTGCTTCTGCGCTTACCTTCGGCTGTGCCTTTGGCGGTGCACCAACAGAACGGGCCTGCTTGAATGCTGCCATAGAAGCGTCCTTTGCAGCCGTATCGACGACATCGGTATCTTCACTCTTTGGCGAGACTGTGTATGTCTGGCTGTCAGGAACGATGGTGTCGGCTGAACCACCCTTGAGAACTTCATCCACCTTTGAGAGTGAGTAGAAGCCGGCAAGGACCGACTGGTCAATCTCACCGAGTTTGACGGTCTGGTAATGGTTCCAGGCAGGCATGTAGTCGCCATCACGTGTCTCCTTATCGACATACACTGCGTAGTGCATCGTGACAAGGTCCTTTGGGACGTTGATGGTGACGTTGATGAGTTTGAAGTATTCAGCGGTTACGCCGTTGTTCAACTTTACTTTCTGAATGACTGCCATGATACTTTCTCCTAATGGACGATGTATTTATTGTGTGACGATGAAGTCAGTGTCGATGGTGACGTCAGTAGAAACACCGTCTGAAATGACTACACGGATTGTTCCCGTGAATGTGCCACTGCCTACCTTCGTGATTGACGCAGACTGGCTTGATGTGCCACCGGAGAACGACATGCTGTCAGGGTTCGTTATCAAACTCCACGTGTAAGTGTATGTGCCTGAACCACCAGACGGATATGCAGTAAATGTAGAGATGTTGTCATAGACTGGGTTGCTTTCGAGTGGGTCGCCAGTCATTGCGACTGGGTAGTAACCATCGAAGAAGTAGTAACCGTCATCGTAGTAGTAATACTCCATGTAGGAACCCTGCACGGAACCGTTGAACGGGTATGACACAGCGTTGTAGAGGTCACCTGAAGCGCACATGATGAACAGGCCAGACGTGTTCTTGTATGTGTAGATGAGGTTGCCGCCGGCAGAAGAAGCAAGCACGTCACCACCGTATGGACACATTCTCATGTCAATGCCTGTCGCAGTTCTACGAATGGCAGCGTGGAAGATGTAGTTCTCACCGACATTCTTGTCCCAGTTCCAAATAATGTCTGGTGGGCTGAAGATTGGGTTTGATACGTCGGACACGAGGTCGGTCGTGTATGAGGTAACGTTGTAGAAGTTGCCCCAGTCAGAACCAGAGTATGTGAGACCGACGTCATCTACTGCACCGGTGACGTCAAGCAAAATCTTGTTGCTGTCGAACGTTACCGCACCACCGGCGTCCTTGACAATCATGCCGTAGTCAGTGGAGGCAGTGAAGCCACCCATCTTGAAGACATAGACGCGTGGCATAGCACGATATGACGGCGCAGCAGAATACTTGCCGTGCCAGAAGAAGTTGAAACTGATTGTCAGCGTCGTGGTTGAGGTGTATGACGCAGAAGGTAGTCTCCACCATTCATCTTGTGTCGTCTCAGGGATGGACCACATCAGCATGTAGTCGCCAGCAGATGGCACGGTCACCTCAATCTCATACCACTGGATGTGCTTCTGCATCGTGCCTGTGCCGTCTGACTTGATAGCACCAGATGAACCGGTTCCAGAGATTGAACCGGAGAACGTTGACTGCAGCGAGTTGTAGTGCTGTGTGTAGGTGTCCCACGTAGTAGTGGCGCTTGTCACATACTGTGGGATTGGATACACGGCTGAAACAATGGTGTCGCCATCATCGTTCGTCGTCAAGATGCCGTAGTTCTGTTCCTGTGTGCGTGTCGTAAAGACGAGAAGCGACGTGAACGGAACGCTGTAGTATTTCGGGTCACCATTGGCCACCAGCGTCACACGGGCGTGGTCATCGTAGGTGCTGATTGTGTAGGTGTGGGTGTCCCCGCCGATTGACAAAATGCGGATGTTGTCGCCGCTTGGCACATCGACATAATCATAGTGCGTCGTGGTGCCGGTCGTTTCTTCCTCACGGTAGATGGAACCGACATAGCAACGACCACCCTTGATTGATGCGTCAAGGGTGATGAAGTCATCTGGGTTGCTGGACTGGATGCCGTAAGCCATTACGACAGGTCTCCAATCTTCACACGAACTGCGTTGCTGCTGTCATACACGGTAATCTGGTTGTCAGCAATCTCAACACGTTCGCCCGACGTTGCAGTGCGGCAGAGGCCGATTGTGCCGGTGATTGCCGACAGTTCAACAACGTTCATCTTTGGTGCAGTGATGGCACCGTCTTCAATGATGACGTCCTGGTTTGCAGTGTTGATTGGGTTACGACCAGAGACACCACCCGTTGCAAGGATGCTTTCGAGGGTTGGTTCGTTACCGTCACACATTTCGACACGTGGGTTCCAGAAGTATGTGATTGCGCCGTTTGCAGCGTTATACTGGCCGCACGTAAAGCCGATGTAGTTCGTGGTTGCCTTGAACACCTTGTTGGCGCCAATGGAACCTGGAAGAATTTGAATTTGTGTCGTTCCATCATAGACGCCTGCAGTATCAGGGTCTGCACCGGTTGTGCCGTATGGGAAGATATACATGACGGCGAGATACCAACGGTCAGCTGTTCCCTGGTCTGGGCGCCAAGTCACAACACCGGTGTCAGGTGCAAGCGAACCAGCAACGTCATTCAGTTCGCTGTCAATGCCGGTAGCCGTGTAGCCGTATGAGTTGCCGCCGACAACGATACCGTTTGTAAAGTCGCCTGATGGCTTGAACCACACAGACAGACGGTAGGTCTTCGTAATGTCAATAGGGATGAGGCCAGTGTAGATGACACCGTCATTCTGTTCACCTGAAGTGTAGGCATCGTTTGATGTTGCCTTGAAGGCAGTAACGACGTGGCCAGATGGACCAGTCGTAAGCACCCACGAACGCTTTGCACTGTCGCTGTCAGAATACCAGCCGTAGTCAGTGCCTTCATCATTGCGTGCAAGGGCAGATAGCGCCACGCCTGGCACCCACTTTGAGGTGTCAAGCATATTGACGTCGCCGCTTGTCTGCAGTTGGGCCTTGTCAATGGAACCAACGACAATCTTCTCACGTGCAATGATGGTGTTACCAGCAATCTTGTCGCCAGTAACAGCCAGGGCAGCCAACTTCGGCGTGATGATGGCGTCATCGGCGATATACACCTCAGTGATGCTGCCTGGCAGAAGTTCCTCAAGACGTGGCGTCCAACCAGAGTAGGACGATGCCTTCTCGAGTTGGATGCGGTCGATGAGGAGAACGTCATCAACTTCTGGTGTGCCGTGGAACAGCACGAACAGGTAGTTGCTGTCAGTTGTGCCATCCCACTTGAAATGAACAGCGTAGCGCTGCCACTCAGTGGAGAGGTCTGGGTTCAGCAGATACTCAACAGTGTCTGGCAGAACGTCGAGGCCAAGGGCCATCGTTGTAAGATTGGCGCCGTTTTCCTTCTTAGCGTAGAAGGACAGCGTGTAATCAACACCAGTCTCCCAAGGTGGGATTGCGACCGTCTCTGTTGGTGCATACCAGTTGACCGTGTTGAAGCCCATGTAGAGGGCGTCAGTCGCATCAACGCACTTGAATGCAAGAGACGTGTCTGAACCGAGACCGGTCCTATCGACATACTCAACACCCATGTCAGCGTATGAAGTGTCATACTGGAAGCCCCACCACTGGTATGGGCGGTAGCGGTTTGGATTTGCAGTTACGCCGTCCTCAAGGAATTCGGCGGTATCACGTGCAAACATGTCGGAGTTGCGCGCGAGGTTGTCATTGCCGTCACCGACAACGGTTACCTTGATGTTCGACGAGATGACGAGGCCAGTGCCGTCGTATGACTTCCAGAAACTGTCATAGCAGCCAACGATGTAATAGACTGGTGCATTGGCTGTTACATTACTATCCACAACGTAACTGTCAGTGCCGTCATAGATGAGGTTGTCAATGGATGGCACGAAGCCGATGTCGGTCGAACGCCAGATGAGAACACCTTCGAAGTCCTTTACACCTGGAAGGTCGAACGTGATGACCACTGACGACAGGCCAGCAACAATGTTTAGCCCAGGTGGAATGCCTGGTGGTGGGTTGTTGAAGGTGACAGTCGTTGGAGTGGTGTTCTTACGGTTGAAGCCGTCACGCAGATAGACACGAACCTTAAACTTACGTTCCGGAACACCATTGTTGTCATCGAGGTTGTCCTGGTAGAGATACTCACCAGTCTGGTATTCACCTGGTTCAACCGGGTCAAGGGCAAACTCACGAACAACGTTGTCGCTGAGGTCGAGGATTTGCACCCAGAAATCCTTTAGCGCAAGTGGGTTCGTTGAGTTGCTTGATGGGTTGAGGAACTTGAACTTCAAGTCGTCAGTGTTGAAGATTGTGCCGCCATCAGTGAAATCGACCAGCGTAGTTACTGCATCAAAGTCATTGTCCGCATCTGGGTCAATGCTGTTGTAGGTGTAGTAAAGAACGGCTGGTTCAGACACACGGCCGCCGAAGCCGATAGCACGAACTTCGACCTTGTAGTATGCGTCGTATGGGATGTCAAGTGTGAATGACGTCTGTGTGCAGCCCCATGTTCCGATTGGTGCGCTGTCGCCGACAGATAGGTGGATTTGGTAGCCACGCACGACTGTGCCAGGGCGGTCCCACGTAAGGACCAACTGCTGATGGACCGTGTTGTCATCGTTGATGAAGGCGTGCTGTTCAGCTGACAGGTTTTCCGGTGCTGCAACTTCAAAGTTCTGTGTGTATGACGGAGTGATACCGACTGGGGTGTCGTCAATCAGCGCATACTTGTTGGCATCGTATTCAATAGCAAGGAACTCGAACTCGAGTTCTGACACACGACGCTTCTCAACAATCTTCCAAGGCTTACCAACAATGGCACGCTGGAAGTAGATGTTTGGGTTAATCTTAGCAGAGATGTCACCACCAGAATATGAAACAGTATCACCAGTGCTGTTCGCAGTGATTGTGCGCTGAAGCCACGTCTCACCATCGTCGTCGAGTATCTTGAACGTTTCGCCGTTGAGAACAGTAATCGGACGGTCAAGTTTTAGTGACGACGATGTCGAACCAGTGGCTGCCTTACGTGCGGTCAGCTTAACGCCGGCCCAACGTTCATCGTAGATTTCAACAACTTCACCCTCAGTAATGTCAGCGTGTGCAATGGAGAGTTTGAAGCCAGCCGTCCATTGCTGAAGGGTGTTAGTGTAAAGCATGTTCTTGGCACCACGCAGCGCCTGACCTTCGCTGGTGATACCGTCAAAGCGGTATTCTGTCGAACGCACGTCAGAGAATGGTGACAGTTCGTAGTTTGAATACGTTACGTTCTTTTCAAGCCAGTTCTCATTCTTGTCGTGATACCATGTATTGACCTCATTCCACTGCGTGGTGAGACCGGCCTGTGTGTATGAAACGTTACCTGCAATGATGTCAAGATTTGACAACTGACGATATGGACCGGAAACAGGGCGGTCCTGGATGACGGTCAGAAGACCTTCAATCACCTGCACATACGCATTACCAACGGCGCAGATGTCCTGAATACGTAGTGGTGCGACCTTTTGGTCCATAAACTGGAAATCAAAGGTGAAGCGGCGTTCTGTGCCACTCACTTCGCCATTCACGAGTGCATTTACCTGGCCATCTGCATAGACAGCCGCATCATAGAACGAACCAAGGTCGATGACGGTATCGTCAATCTTGTCGCCGATACCTACATCAGGGTTTGTAAGCAGTTCAAGTACAATCCAGAATGGGTTCGACGTTGAAACCTTCGTCTCAGAAAACTCAAGGTCCCACTCGCCCGTGTAAGTGTGTGTGTCTGGGTCATAGTTAGACGGAACACGACAGAGAAGACCGGCAATATCAAAGTTGATAGATGGGAAGTCTGTGCCGACAGTGTTCGTGTCAATAAGAGTGCGAATGACGGTGTTGCCATCATATGTGCTGGTGTCATTCAAGATTTCTTCAACACCGTAAACTTGGGTGAGGTCAATCGTCTTGCCGTCGGTGTTGTCTTCAGTATCACGAACAACACGGATTTGCCACGTGCCGGCGCCAGATGGGCGCTTGATACCAACTTCTACATCGAACTTCTCGTCTGCCTTACTTTCAGCATACATCGTCTTTACGGTAGTCCAACTGCCGTCAGCAACCAACTTACGCTGGAAAGTCAGTGAGATTGGGGTTGCCTTACGCTTGCCCTTCTTCGAGGTATGATAGAGACCGGCCGGGAAACGAACGATTACGTGTGCAATGTCGATATCTGAACCGGAAAGGTTGTGGGTGTATGGCGTGTCGTGCGTTAGGTTCTGCTGAATGTTGAAGAACGTAACAGTGGCTGGCATACCTTCAAGTGCTGCCTGACCTGTCGAACCATCACGCTGTTCATAGTCGAACGGTTCAAGAACAGTAGTTCCCTCATCACTCTCTACCTGGTTGTTATTGACGAAGATAGAACGCTTTGGGTGTGCAGAGTTGTAGAGACCGCCAGTTTTGCCGACAGACACGAGGTGCAGCATTTCTGCGATTGCTGGCTTGACAGTGATATCACGTGGCAGCGTAAGACCTGCGCGGGCATCACGTTCCTGATTATTGCGACGCTGCAGTTCATTGATAAGTGAAATAGGAACGCCCATTATGCTTCTGCCTCAATGTAGTATTGCGCCGTATAGTTAGAACCAACAATGACAGAACCGCAACGAACCCTCTCACCTACTGCAAGTGGCTTTGCGGTGCCCATCTCAGTGATGTTTGGCAGGTAGCCGAACACCTGTTCCTTACCAGACGTTTCAAGTTTGGCCGTCTTCATCATGAAGCCCATGACACCCATCATAGCAAGTGAGAAACCAAGCATACCTACCCAATAGGCATATGTGGCACCCCAACTAAAAGGGTTGATGACAGAAACCACAATAAGAACAACACCGATGACAATCTTGATAGCGTTGCCAAGCCAACCAGCGGCTTCAGTTTCAGCGTAGAAGTCAATGGCGATAGCATTCAACTTAAATGGCATGCAGTCAGCTGCATCAAGCCAATCTTCTGTGCCATCCTTCTTGGTGCGCTTGATGGCCCATGAACCGGACTTCAAATCGACTGTGATGTATTTGCCAAAGCGAAACTGAAGGCCACGCAGAAGTTGCGTCATATTGTCGGCCTTAACGGTCACTTCCTTGCCTCGACCATACTTACGGCCAAGCCAGTTGTGTAGGCGAACTTTGACGGTCTGTGGTGATTTTACTGCAACTTGTTCCATTTTCTACCTTCTACATAATACAGAAGCCACGGTCTTGCCTCTAACTTTTGACTTCTCTTGTCTGTTTCACTGAACTCATCCTTCGCATCACCTATGGTGTGTGAATGAATGAAGAAGTCGTAATCATCAGGCAAACGACCACGAAAGTTAGTCGTTGGGCTGTCGTGTGTATTTATGACGATTTGTAGTTCGTCACCGACAATGACAGCACCAACCTCATTAGGATACGCAGAACTGGCGTATTCTTCAAACTTAGCCAGTAACTCTTCGAACACGGCCGGCACCAGGAAATTCAACTCGAGTTACAATCTGACGTGGAATTTGAACATCGCCAACGTCCATCACGTTTCGAAGTTCAAACTTGACTTCTACCTTGTCGGCAGACATCACGCGTTCAATCACCCACTCAGTGTAGAAAATAATCTGTGTTGGGTCTGGGTCTGAACCATTGTCAAGAAACTTCTTCTGCGTTACACTATGCTTGAGTTTGCAACCGACAAGACCGTTATGTTCCCTGACGGCAGAAAACACGACGCCGAATACGTCGCCGACAGTAAGGACTGGGCGTGGAAACTTTGTGCCAGACATCAACTCTTCAGAGATTGAAATGGGGATTGGGATGTAAGTGTTACCACCAAACTCGATAGATGACAGGTCTGCGTTGGTGTCTGGTGCGAAATACTCGCTACCTTCACCGATTGCAGAAAGGTCGAACTCAAACAGTTCAACCAATGGGTCAAGTATAGCCTTCTTTAGTTCTGCTTCAATACTCATCTACTAACTCCTTAACCAAAATACTGTGTCAGCGTGAAAGCCACATCGTAGTATTGGTTGTTCGACTTCGAACTCCACTGTGTAATCTGCCACTTGTAGGTGCCAGACAAACCAGGCGGTGTCCATGTAAAGTAATCTACACCGGCCGCCGCATCAACTGCAGTGGCCCAGGTGCCAAGGTCGGTGGCATTGAGACACCTAATCATCGCCTGAATGGAGATGACCTTGTTGTTGATGCCGTCGGGCGCAATCTGCTGATAGCCGTCAGCAAACTGGGCCACAAGGCGTCGATACTGCACTGACTGACTGAAACTGTCCTGGTCAATGCGTGTTGAGAATGGTAGTGAGGCTGGCATTATGCTACTCCATAGCGACGTTCTTGCGCCCTAAGACGCAGATACTCTGCACGAACAATGTTCATCGTTTGCTGCTGCAGTTCTGCTGCACGCTGATTACTATCAACAGAACCGATGTTCATTGAAATCTGTGGCGCAAACACTGCACCACCCATCTGGTCGGAACCTACAATCTTGCCATCGCTTGGTGCAACGAACATTTCTGGACGGCCCTTGTCACCAACAATCATTCTGTCGCCAGCATGGACGAACTCGTCACCATAAGCGGCAGGCATACCACCGCCAATGTTTGCTGCACCCATCGAACCACCTACGCCGTATGCACTTGCACCACCTGCGCCAGCACCGAGGAACATGCCACCAAACCAAGCAACGAACTTCAGAACGGCCTGTTGCATAAGCATTTGCACAATCATCTGAATGAGTGACGAGATAAGGTCACGGAAGTTCAGCTTACCTGTCATCACGAAGCGGGTGATTGCCTCGCCCATTCTCTCTGTTGCGCCAGAGATTGCGTCGGTCATAATCTGACCGGTCGTCTGCGCCTGTTCAGCGACATCCTTCATTGCCTGACCGAGTTCTTCCCAGTATGTTGGCAACTTGATATCGACGTTTGGCATGTCGATTGGGCCAACTTCAGGTGTGATGAAGCCAGCTTCAGCCTGCGCTGTCAGGCCGTCAAGCAGCGCCTGGTAGTCCATTTCATCTTGGATGGATGTGCCACCAAGGTTGTTCTTCCAGTTCTTGTATTCCTCTACGCTATGGACGACACCTGCGTTGAGGAGGTTAATGTAGCCTGACTTTTCGTCATCAGTGAGGCCCTTGTATGGGTCAGGTGCCTTTGGTGGCGGACCGAACTCACCGAGTTTTGCGGCTGCAAGTGCACCCTTCAAATCGACATTCTTGATTGCTTCAGGCGTCAGCGTCGCTGGATAGCCCTTGCTGTAGTCGAGGCTACCCTCATAGCCGATTTGCTTGCCGAGAAGGGCAAGTTCATTCTGTGTTGCACCGGCCTGTGCGAACGCACCGAGAATTACACTTGGGTCTTGGGCATACGCACCAGTAAGGTTTGACGCCTTGTAGATGTCAGACTTCGTGGTGCTTTTGAACACACCTTCCATCTGAAGACGAAGGTTTCTTGCTTCCTTTGCTGCCTTCGCCATTGCTTCGGCTGCCTTATCTGCTGCTTCCTTCGCTTCCTTACCCATGTTCTGGAAGTAACGAATGACGTCTGGCAGGATTGCAGCAAGACCAAGGAGACCGAGGGTTCCGAAGCCGGCGGCGCCAGCACCAAGGATTTTGTCAATGCCGTCTGATACGGTGCCAAGCGGGCCAGGGAGTTTCTTCAGTTCGCCAGAAAAGTCCTTAGCGAACTCCTTACCAGTTTTGTTCGCTTTTTCTGACTTCGTTGAGATGTCCTCAA